ACGTCCACAAGGTCTCGCGCGTTGCCTTGAGCATCTTTGGTAACCACACCGAAAACTTCTTTGAACTTCTCGGATTCAGCGGCGCTGAGGGTAAGCAAGCGGCGCAATGCAGTACCGGCTTCACTGCCTTGAATACCGAGGTTTCCAAGAGTACCTAGAACCGCCAGTGTTTCTTCCAGACTCATGTTGGCATCTGCTGCCACGGGACCTGCGTACTCCAGTGCTTCGCCAAGAGACTCGACCGAGTTGAAGGACATGTTTGCTGCTGCGGTCAATCGATCCGAGACTCGCACAGCATCGGTCGCTGCCAGGCTGAATTGTCGGATCGTAGCTGACATAATCCCGGAGCTAACAGTTGCATCTGTCCCAGTGGCTCGGGCGAGGTTCATTACCGCGCCGGTCATGTCCTCGATCTGCTTGGGAGAGAATCCGGCTCGACCGAGTTCTGTCATCAACGAAGCAACCTCGCTGGCAGAAAAACTGGTGGTAGCTCCCAAGTGCTTCGCTTTGTTACGCAGCGATTCCAAGGTCGCGCCAGTTGCATTGGCTGCCGCTCCAGCGGCCCGAATCGCATCGTCGAAACTGGTATAAACGGCGAGGCTGGCTCCCACAGGTGCGGCCGCTGCGACACCAAGGCCAGTGAGCTTGGTGCCAACCAGTCGCGTGGATGCACCGAAAGATTTGAGCCGCTTTTGCGCAGCTTCAAGCCCCTTGAGGAACTGGGCGCTCCTCGCGGTCAGCTCGACGTAGGCTCCTCCGGCTTTGACTTGGGACATTGCAACTCGGCTAACTTGGGTTGAAAACTCGCACCGAGCATCGCGGCTGCTTGTTCAACAGTTCCGCGAGCAACGATCGGCTTTTGTTCTGCGTAGGGATTGAAGTCATCGGGCCTAAATGGCTTGCGACGTCTCTTGCGGTCACGGTTCATCTCGGCCATTAGTGCCATGATCGTGCTGGCGACATTCCAATCGTGCTGACGTCTGGCCTCAGCCATCAGCACAAGTTGGCGAAGCGTTAAGGGGCCTGGATCGACTCCGACGATGCCGGCGAGCCTGACGATGAGTCGCTCAATGTCGGCACAGCGAGCTTGCGTTCGAGATCTTCGACGAGCTTGTCGACTAAGTTCGGATCGTCCAGTCGCTTCTCGATCGCATTGATCCCCCGAGTCTCGATCAACTTCTGTTTCTCGGCCGCCTTCCGCAGAAGACGGCGTCGGGACTCCGGGAAGTAATTGATCAACGCTTCGAGGAGTGCACCGGTTGCATCGTCGATCGAGTTTCCAGCGAGGCCCTCACCGAAGGCTTCGTCCGTGATCTGCTGCTGATCAGCTTGCGGCTTGCAAATCGCAAATAGCACATCGCCGAGGAGCAACGGATCGGTCGAGAGTCGTGTGATCAAATCACCGTCGATCGCTTCCAGCAGATGCACGCCTGTGAGAGTCTTCACGCGGCGCAGCGTCGTGTTATCGATATCCACAATCCAAATGCGACCGGCGCGGTCAACAAACTTCTGCATGATGCCTCCCTGAGTGTTATGAATCCTCTAAACCAACGACAACGCCAGCGATCAAGGACCAGCCAAGCCAGGTCCAACATTCATGCCACCACCGGAACTCGATTGAGTTGGCTTGAGAGTCACATCTGCGGAGATGACCTCTTCCAAGTTCTGGTTGACATTGAAGGTCATCACTTCGCAGGTCAGTGTGAGCGTGCCACCAGCGTCGCTGATGCCGACATCACAGGGATCACCACTGCTCCACAAGCCTTGAAGCAAGCCGAAAGCGCTATCGCCATCCTTGTTCAGCACTGTGAACTCGATGGACGCATCCTTCAGCGTTCCGACCATTGTTGGCACGAGTACTAGCATCAGCTTCGGCCTTTTCAAGGCTGACCGTCAAATCCTTGACATTGGTGATCTCGGCTCCGTCGATGGTGAGGACGGCTTCGAGACCAAGTCTTACTTCTGGCATCGTGAATGATTCCTTATGGCGAACGTTTACTTAACTGAGTTGGCCCAAAACATGGGGAGCCGACTCCGGTTGGCATCCAGTGCCGGCTTCATGAAGGGGCGCTTGGGGTAATGACGAGGTTTGTTGTCACTGCGACGCTCGTTCTCTTCAGCAACCAAGCGAGTGGCTCGATTGGCTTGTGCTGCGGTTCGCAACTCGATCCGCGCAAACTTCGTCTTGTTTCCTTGCTGCTTGATTCGGATCGGCCCATGCTCGCCAACTCGAAAGCGATGTGGCTTCAGCTTGCGGCGTTTGGTTGCCACGCCACCGAATTCATGCAGATTCCAAAGCCGGCCCGCGATCTCATTCACAGGCCCGATGATGACTTCGGTTTTGTTATTGGTTACTTCGTAGCGAATCACTCGCCTGAGCATGCCCGTCTGGGTATTCGGCGGGCTTCCTGGCTTGGATGGATTCTTACGCTTACGAATGCTCCGACTTGCTGTTTTACGGATGGCACCGCCAGCCTCGCTGATCGATGTAAAGGTGGCAGTTTCCACCTCCTTCTTGAGCTTTCGCTTGTCGAATTGAGTTCGAACGGTGAGCCTGATCATCGCGCCAGTTCAAAGGTTAAGGTCAACAAACTCGTAAACTGACGAAGCTGCTCCCAGTGTTCGCTGGAGTACAGCACTGCATGCTCGGCCTTTACGCATCGAGCCGCTTGAAATGAGACGAGCCGCTTCAAGCGAAACTCGTCGGCGATCTTCTCAACCAGGTCCACCAGTGGGTCGATCTCCTCATTGGTTCCCTTCGAAAACTTCTTCTGCACCGCAACATCCACACGGCAGTGGTATCGGTTGTGGGCGCGATCATGAGGCAATAACTCGACGTCGCGAGGCACCACGCTGACGCGAAGTTCCTTCATGTCTTCGAGGTCGAAGTTGGGAACGTACAAACGCTCGGCCACGAACTCGAAGTCGAACTCGGCGGCATTGAGCTGAGCGGTAACGCTGTCTGCAACTTGTAGAACGGTCGTCATGAGGGATGGGATTCGATCTGTTTGGTGTGGATTCGGAGTTTCAAACGGAATGGGTCGCTGTAGCGCCAAGGTGGGTCGCCACCAAGGGCCATCACTTCAAATATGAAGGTGTGGTTGCCATCGATCTCGACGATCGTGTCACCGCGGCGCGGCAACGTTCCGATGATCGACTGGAGCAGAGATTGCGTGTCGATCAGGAAGTCGCGAACTTGGCTGCGAGTGACAATTCCCTCGCCGTCGTCCTGGTCGTACAGCGACTTGCCGATCGTGGCTTGGAGCGTGGCTCCAAGCTCTCCTCGGCGATACACGACCTGGCGAGACGCGTGCTGGGTGAGTTTGGAGGCAAGCCACTCCTGGCCCTTTTGAAGCATGTCTGTCATGACTCGGCTTTTGCCTTCGTGTTGCCCAGCAGCTTCGATGCCTTCGTTCGAACTTCATCGAGCCAAACCGCATCGGCGCGGCGTTGGTACTCGGAAGCAACGGCATTCGCCTCTTCGTCAAGCTGTTGCTGACGAAGCGTTGTTTGACGAACGGGCTGGGCTGGTTCTGGAGTTAAGAAAGCAACGGGCGACGCTTGCTTGAGTTGCTCGGGTTCCCGTTTCTTCGCAGGAATCAGGGCAACTGCCAGCAGGACGACGACCACAATGATGGCGATGGCTAATAACATTTTTTTGGTTGAACCTCATCAAGGAGAATGGATTGGGTTAATGCAACGCTCAGCTAATGCCGCGCTTGATCAGAATGAACACGAGCAACACGGCCGCGATTCCGATAAGTGCGACCGTGGCGATCTCGCCTTGCACCGACGAGTACTGCATCGCGCGGACAGCGAGTTCGGCCGGCTTGCCCGTTAAGTGTTCAAGCTGTTGCGGAGGGATCTTCTTGACATGCCAAAGGTCCGTTATGTTCTTCGGACCATAGAACTTATGGCCGGCACCTTCCTTCCAGCCATAGAACGCCCATTCATGCGCGCCCATGAAATCTTTTCGCGTCAAAACGGGATGCTGCTTATCCCAGATGATTGATTGCGAGAAGTACAGCCCATGCTTCTTCAGCACTGGTGGGTAGTTGCCGCAGTTGGCATAGCCTCCCCAGATGTAGAAGCAACGTCCTGGCAGTAAGACTCGGGCAATGTTTCCAAACCAATCATCAAGCAGCTTGTCGAACGCCTCGTCGCTGACGAAGTCATTTGCAAGCGGTCGATCCTTTGGACGAAGCTTCTTGTGAGTCGCTGCATGTTTTGGTTTGCCCGTTTCGTGATCGACACCAAACGAAGCGGCGTTGCCTTGTCCTTGCTTCAGCCGGCCCGATGCCCCATCGTTCGAGAACGAAGACAAACCCGCAGCGATCGCGTTATTCGATCGCGGTTCGACCTTTACGTTGTAGGGCGGATCTGTGTTGCACAAGTGGATCGCAGCGCCGGCCAAGAGCCGATCTAAGTCCGCCGGCGACGACGAGTCACCACAGAGTAGCCGATGGTTTCCGAGGATCCAAAGATCGCCTGGTTGGGTATCCACCCTCACTTCCAAAAAGCGCGATCATCGATTGTGCAGTGAGTTGGCTACTCTCCGCGTGAGAAACTATGGCATTCGTTACTTCGTGATTTTGTGGATAAACCGCCCAAGCGCCTTTGGCTGGCTTTGTCCCCGAATCGACAACCATTGCGAAGAGACAACCGGGGTCAACAAAATCATAGAGCTTATCCTTAGGACAATTCCCCTCTAGTCTCCAGTTCTTTTCCTGTCGCTTAATGCGGTGCAGCTTAGATTCAACACCTTCGTCTGTTTCGTACTTCAATTCTAGTTCGATGTTGTCGTCGTCCTTTGCAGCGGGAAATACACGATCAACAACATCACCATCAAAGTTAATTGCTCGCTGCTTTGCTCGCTCTTTATTCAATCGTCGATATGAATGAAACATGCCTAGCTCGTTATGCTTGAGCAAGCGAAGAATTACGAAACGCATTACTTTCTCCCCGCAGTAGTTTTGATAAGTGCTGGCTCAAGCCCCAACAACTGAATCCGGATATCTTCAATCGACTTGCATCCAAGTGTTTTTCGCATTGCCATCGCAACAGCATAAGCCAAGAGAGGCGGAACGGCATTTCCGATTTGCCTGAGGGCAGGATTCATTGATCCATCAAACACAAATCCGTCTGGAAACGATTGCAACCTAGCCGCTTCACGGACCGAGATTGGACGAGCCTGTTCGCTGTCGAAATGGATGTGGCTGTAAGAGTCTTTCCCGAGGTGGGCCATCAAAGTTCTCACTGGCCTCTCGCGATCCAGTTTCCACCATTTATTTGGGAATTTATCGGGATCGTATGGTAGGGTCCAATCGCGATGAAATGCCTTCCCTTCGACGGTTCGTTTGTCAGTAGACAATCCAACTTTGTGGCGTTCAATTTCTAGTGCTCGACGCTTCTCTTCAACGTATCTCCAGACGTCCGGATACTGCCACCCTTCACCCATAATCTTGAAAATTTTGTAGTCACGCGGGAGATAACGAATGACGTGCCCGGTAGTTTTGCTCCCAGTTTCAAACCCTGGCCAGCAGCGCATGAGGCGGGACCATGCTGTGCTTGGTTTTTTGGTCTTATAGAGGCATGGTTCCATTGGATCTTTTCTGCCCCTCCGCAATCTTCCGGATTCCATTTCCTCTTGAGCGTATATTGGCGGCAAATCAGCTAATGCATCCCACGCACTTGTTGCTTTGGGGTGCCCTGCGTCAGCGTGAGTATCGTCTATCCAAAGGTGACCTTGGCTGCCATTCAAGCAAATGTGCTTTCTAGCCGTCGCGCGAGTTCCTTCGTATCCGGAGGGCAAGGTTGCATGATGCGTCGGTGTCGGAAAAACTGGATCTTTCGAAAGTGATTCGTGAATGCCAAGAAGAAACATTCGTTCGCGAATTTGGGGTACACCATACATAGCGGCGTTTAGAAGTGTGTACGAAACTCGATATCCCTCGTTCCTCAAATGCTCTGCAACCGTCTCAGCTAGGTTCTTTCCGCCATGATTGAGAATATCTGGCACATTTTCCATGAGCAGTGCGATTGGTTTTGTTTGCCGAACATAGTGAAGATATCTTTGCCACAGATTCACCCTTCCGTCGACTAGAAATGCCTGCTCGGCATCGTCGAGTTGAAGCCGCCTTGCTTCATGACGCAACTTAGCGCGGCCAACGCGAGCGAACGCTTGGCAAGGTGGGCCACCAACTAACACATCAATTTGGTCTTCGACCTTCCCCTTAATCCCTAAGTCATGAAAAATTGATTCTGGGTCCTCAATGGTAATGTCTCTCGCCTTGTGGTGCCCATTTGGCGTGGAACTCTTGCTAAAACTTGCGAAATTGGTTCCGTGACTCGATGCCGCCCATTGATCGATTTCAACAGCTGCAACGGGTGTGTAACCGGCCGTAAGAAAACCGAGCGAAATGCCACCACAGCCTGAAAACAAGTCCATAAACCTCGGGGGGGCTCCTTCCCGAAGTCGCTTTAATTTTTTGATGATCGTTCGCTCGATCGTTTGAACAGTCATTCCTCAGTCCTTTTACGCTAGGGCATCCTGCTGCCTGCTTCTGCAGTGCACCCAGATCGAACCCAGTCGTCGATCTCGTCCTTCTTAAACTTCCACAAGCTGCCCACTTTGTGAGCTGGCATTTTCTTTCGACTTATCCACTTGTAGACCGTATCTTCCTTAATGCCCAAGTAACTCGCGATTTCCTTGAGCGAAAGCCAACGATCTTCCACGAGGCTATTCATTTGGACCTCCCAATTTGGAAGAATTGAATTCCCTGTAAGGCATCTGATGTGTAGATCTTGTCCAATCAATCCTAGTCTGTTTGGGAAGATCATACCTGAATTGGTAGCAAAGCGAAACAGCCAACCCCTCGGGAGGGTAGGTCAAGCTGATCGCCCGACAACCGCAGAAAAATCCACCAGTTGCGTCCGCCAATCGATTTCTGCAGCAATGGATTGAAGGTCACGAAGGTTAACCTCCTCGCCTCCACTGCCCAGAGATGGCAAGAATAAGAGTTTCTCTTGGATCTCAGACGCGAGTAAACGCAAGTTCATGATTTGAGTCATTCTCGCCCGGGTCACATGCCCGAGGCGGGCTAGGTCAGCGTAGTCGGTGACGACGCCATGCCGGATCAGATCCTCGAAATGGATCGCAAGAGCCATGTAGCGTGAGATGCGGGGGATGCGTTCGAGTGCTGGCTTGGACTCGTCCGATTGGGCTGCCCCTTCGACGATTCGCTTCTTGGCCCCACGGCCGCGTTGCTTGATTGAGAACTGAAAGTCGACGCTTACTGGCTTGCTCATGATGCTGCCTCCACGAGTTCAGGACGGTTCTCCATGGCGATCGTCTTGATGCCATCGGGATGGAAGGTGATGGTCACGCGACCGGTCGCTCCGTCGTAATCGATCTGCTGTACGATCAACTGTACGATCCTTGATTGCTCGCGGACTGTGAGCGATTCCCAGATCGGCTCGAAACTGGTCAGTGCGTTGATGACATCTTCCCGGGTTAGCGCTTGGGCCTGCAGCACCGTCAGCTTCGCGTTAACGATCGCATGCCGATGTTCGGCGCGCCGAAGACTCTCGTGCCAGTCGGCTAATTGTTCCAGGGAGGTTACGTCGGGCGAGCCTGGCTTAATCTTGGGAGCGGCAACGCGGATGGCTTCGTTCCAGTATTCGAGCTCTTTCACAAGCTCGTCCCGTTCCGCAACAAGTGCCCCCAGTTCGCGTTCGGATTGGAGCTTGGCTTGTTCCACCACCTCGTCGACCAGCGCCGCGTCGTGGCCAACGTGGCGTATCTTGTCGACGACAAACTTCTCGATCTCGGCGGCCGGCACTGACTTGGACTTGCAGTTTTTCCAGCCACGCTTCTGGGCCTTCATGCAGACATAGTAACGGTAGCGTTTTGATCCGTTCTTGGTCGTGTGCGTCGGCGTCATCGAACAGTCGCAGCAAGCGCAGCGAAGAATACCTTTAAGCATTGCGCCGAACTTGTTTCTCGCTTCGACACCGCCAGTTCGACCGTTCCGTCTCAGAAGCGATTGAACCTTCTGCCAGACCTCCGTTGAGATGATCGCGTCGTGCTCGCCTTCGTTCACTTCGTCTTTGTAGCCAAGCTTGCCGATGTAGGTGACATTGGTCAGGAGCCGGAACAGCGTCGCTTTGGTAAACGGCGAGCCGCCCCGGAGCGTTCCCTTTTTTGTTTTCCATGACTTGTTGTTCCAGCCACGTCTATCGAGTTCGGCAATCGTCGCCATGATCGACTCGCGTTCCAAGTACAGATCGTAGATCGCCCTGACTCTGTTAGCCTCGACCTCATTGATTCGAAGCTTGCCACCTTGCGGCTCGATGTCGTAACCAAGCAGCGGCATGCCGCCAGACCATTTGCCTTTGCGTCGCGCCGCAGCGATCTTGTCGCGTGTTCTCTCCGAGATCAGCTCGCGTTCGAACTGGGCAAACGACAGCAGCACGTTGAGCATCAGCCGCCCCATCGAGTTGGTCGTATTGAATTGCTGCGTTACGCTGACGAAGGCAACCTGATTGCGTTCGAAGACCTCGAGCATGCGAGCGAAGTCCATCAGCGAGCGGCTCAGTCGGTCGACCTTGTAGACGACCACGCAATTCACCTTGCCGGCTTCGATGTCCGCCAGCAATTGCCTGAGCGCTGGACGATCCATATTGCCGCCGGTGAAGCCACCGTCGTCATAACGATCGGGAACGCAATGCCAGCCCTCTTGCGTTTGGCTTTTGATGTACGCTTCGGCGCATTCGCGTTGGGCGTCAAGCGAGTTGAACTCCTTGTCGAGCCCTTCGTCTGTGGACTTGCGGGTGTAGATCGCACAGTTCAATTGGCGATTGATGTTGGCCTTGTTCATTTGTCACCGCCTTTTTTGTTGAGCTTGAAGAAGTGGTATCCGTTGCAGTGCTGGCCCGTGATCTTCTTGGCCACAGCGCTGAGAGTCTTGTAAATCGCCCCCTCGTACTCGAAGCCATTTTCCAAAACGAGCACCACGATCTTCTCGCCTTTGTAGACTCGCTCGATCTCTGATCTCGGCGGCGGTAGACGATTGTCTTCCTCTGGCTGGACGAATCCCGTCATGGTGTCGCCGGCTGGCTTCGGAACTGGCTTGATGGCTTTGGGGGCAGTCGTGCGGATGTCAGTGCCGCGAGCGAGTTCCGCGGCGCGACGCCTGGCTCGCTCTGAAATGTCGCCTTCGATGTTGGCCTGCATCTTCCAAGCGATGCGTTTGACGAGCCACTGCTTGTTGCGCGTGTTGGTTGGCTCGCCCCACGTCTCTTCGAATTTCTCTCGCAGCTGCCCAACCGTCATGCGTTGGAGCAGAGCGACCTCTTTGTCGATGTCGATTTGCATTGATTTCTCCTGAGAAAGCTGACTCACTGGTCGTTAACCACGTTGGTCACAGAGAGCACGCTTTCCGAAGAAACCTCAAGGCAAGCTGTTGGCAATTCCGCTGGATCGCCAACGAATTCTGGATCAGGAATCGCAACACGCGATTTCATCCGAACGATGCCGGCCGCCAGAATCGAAGCGATTTCCGATCGCCGAGCCGGCGCGGACAATGAAGAAGGGGGAACAGTCGAGAGCAACTCGCACCTCCATGCTCAACGCCGCTATAATTGGCGGCTCGAAGACAGACATTCGCAGCCACAACAGCCGCGTCTATCTGTAGGAATACCCGATGCGGGTTCGAAATGACGGATTAGGGTGCGAAAGAAAACTGCTATATCGGGAGAGGGCAATTGCCGTCACTGCATCTTGAAATGTTCTGTCGGTACTTACGAGCGTGTCCAGTAGAAAGGCGGGAATGAAAAAGCTAAAAGTCGAAGAGAAACTCGGTAGCGGAGCATTTGCCGAGGTATACCTCGCCTACGATACACCTCTGGATCGGCGAGTTGCAATCAAAATTATTCGAGAAGAATTTTTGGAGAACGATTCAGTTGCCATTAGTCATGCAAAGACGCTTGCTGCATTGCCACGACACCCAAACGTCGTACAAATCTATTCTGTTGGCCCTGTCGAATTGAATGGCGTAGTCTCGGGTGTGAAAACGGTGGTCGAAATGGAGTGGATCAACGGAGATAGCTTGGCAAAAAGACTCAAAGGACCAAGATTCTCCGTTCCCGAAGGAAGAAAGATCTGCGCAGGACTACAATGCGGTATCCATCACATGCATTCGCATGACATAGTGCACGGGGATTTTCATCCAGGGAACGTGCTTGTCGACGGCGACTTCAATGCCATTGTTATCGACGCTGCAAATAGGCATAAAGCCACTGCCTTTCGAACAACTTATGCCAACACTGCTGACTTGATTCGCGATGACCTCGCATCTCTGCAGTTTTCTATTCGTCTAGTGATCCAGTATACGAAATTAGCTCCCGCTGATGCGTTTGTGCTAATGGAAAAGGTAGGTGCTGCAGAATCTGTTCTTGAGGTCGGTGCGATTTGTCAAGATCAAGAAAACTGGAGCGAAACAACCCGTCAATTCGTCAGCGGAAACGTTTCAAAAAGCTCAGCAACTCAGATTATCCAGCTGTTGGAGAGTAATCAGTATGCAACACTTCGCGAGGTAGCTATCAGCGGTACAAAGGGATTAGCGGAATCGATTACAGACGACGAGATTGCCCCGATGAACTGCCAAGTAAACAATGAATATCTCACAAGTCGCATTGAGACGTTCGAACATTTGTCTAATGAACTTTCCTCGGTTGTCGGAGTTCTAGCGGCATGGAGTCCAACGGATGCTACTGATCGAATCCAATTGGACATGTTGCGTTTACTCCTTTCAAAAGCAACTTCCTTATACACGTCCGGAGTGTTCCAGCGTGTCTGGCAAACAATGCGTTTATACCCAGTGATCATACTTTTCTATTGCGCCTGCTATGCTGCGTTCAGAAATGGAAGGTACAGTCTGTTAAAGCGTATACTCGAATCCTCAGCTCCCTCCGGCAGTAGTCTCCTTGAAGAAGTCAACATAGGAGTCATCGACTTGGAGTCTATATGGAATGAGATCGGTCGATCGCGGAGATATACGCCGGTCTCTGACCGAATCGTTTCAATGATCCCTAGCCAGATTCCAGCATTTGCACTTTCGATCGAAACTGCTGTTGATGATTTCGATGCGTTGCAGACCTTTTTATCTTGTGTCCTAATTGATCAAGCTTTTCCAGGTAAGCTTGACCCTAACGAAGCCACTTCAGCGACACGCAGTTGTGGTCTAAAGGGGCGATTTCTTTGGCGTTTTAAAGAGCGCCCAACTCGAAGTCGTGAAATTGAAGACGACTTGTTGGATGCTGCGGCGAAGGAGGGAAGAAACTGGGCACCGATACTAGCTGGTTTCTTTGGCGGCAAGCACGATCGCGCAATGGAAGTGTTCCAGTATTCGAAGTTAGTGCATAGTCGCCTTCGGCAAGGATATCACATTTTCTGAGACTTTAGATCATCGGCGTCAAACCTTCGTAGCCGCTAAATTTGAATCTATCGTAACCATACCCAGTGCGGGGGCGAAACGTCAGACTGGGGAGAAGAGCTAAGTTTTTCGAACGATCGGGTGCTACTGTGGATTCTAAGTCGTCCACTTTGTTGAAAGCATCTGGATCGCATCCCTGTAAAACGTACCTGACTTAAGAAGTGTCGGCCAGCTTTTTTCGCTACCGAGCGAGCGCTTCGTACCAATCAAGTCTGCAAAAGCGCTCCACACAATTTGAGGATCGCAACGAATTTCGGCAACAAATTCTCCCAGTTTGTCGCTGCTTCGATTTAGAGTGAATTTCCGATAAAGAACCGCAAGTCCAAAGATCGTGATTTGTGGAATGGCTGCGTCCAGTTCATCAAGAATTGGGTCCACAACGGATCCAAGATGCGTCACATAGGCTTTCTTGCGTTCGCTATCGCTTGAATAGCGTTTTCGCTTAATCTTCTTGAAGCGATCAACTTCCGCCGACACTTGTCGACTAAGTTGAAATGCATCTCGAAACTTCTCCGCAGTTAACTCTGACTGTAGAATTTTTGAAAAGCTTCCGAAGTCATCGGTGAAGATCTTGGCTGGATCCTTTTTGGCAAGTTGCGGATCGCCGTAGAATGTCGCAACGTAAGCCTGCATACCGTCCTTAAGCGGAATGACTTTACTGGACAGGGGGGCTCCAAATTTCTTTTCAAGCTCGAGAATCTCAGATGGGAGCATAGCGTCAAGCTCCCCGGCTCGCCTTTCGAGAAAGATGCCCAACGCGGCAAGTGAATGAAGCAGCTGCACAATTCGAGGGTCGTTCGACCGAAGGAATGTGTTGTCAACGCGAGTCTGATTGTTCAGGTTAACCGCAACATTTGCGGCGAACTCCTTGTTTTTTCCCGTCGTTATCACCCTCACAGCTGCATGAACGTGGCTTTTTAGATTACCGTTCTTATAACAGGCGTGCAGGATCCTCATCGTTTGCCCGCCGTTTACCACCTGAGGTCGCTCAAGACTTAACTGGTTGCTGAACGGCTGAAAAGTTGCCGAGTCACAAATGATGGAAATGCCGTTGTTATAGTGGAAGAAATCTTTAGCATCGGATTCGCTTGACGCTGTCTCGGCTATCGCCAAATTCGTGCCGTTGTCGCCCTCAAACATCCGCACGTTCTGCTGGAGAATACCCTCGCCGTGTTCGTTGTACAGTTTAGCCAAATACTCGCCTGATAGATCAAAAAGGTATGTTTCGTGATCACCAATCCTAGTCATATAGGGAGGTCGCAAAAGTTGAATCGAAAGAGTGGCATTTAGCGTAGGAAGATTTGCGCTGTAGAACCTGCCATGAATATCGGCCAATGAGTTGTATTCCCAACGAAACAGATTTCTTGCTGCTCCACTGTTCTTTTCACAGAACGCGTTCAGCTTGGTTTCGGCTTCCTTTGGAAATGGCCCTAAACTTGAAGCCGCGATAACAATGCGATATCCCGATGGAGTGAATGCATAGATTTCCTCTAATCGAGCGAGCAATTCCTGGTTGGCAGTCTTCGCATGCTGTCGGGAAAGGATGAGTTCAAGTCCAGAGATAAGTTTATCGACGTCTCCCGCAGCAATAGACTTCTCCACTGACTCCGGATTCTTGAACTGATAAAAAACTACTTGCTCGTCATCGATTTCAATCGCGTCGATGCCAAGATCTCCACCTCCGTCGCAGATCTGCTCTTGCGCTTCGATGTCCGTCATGCCACCAATGTGTCGGAAATACCAATAGGCAAAACCGTATCCAGCATTTTCGAATTCCTGGTCTTTCACGATAGCAGTAATCTGATTGTTCAACTGCTCTTTGAAGAGGCTAAGGATTTCAGGGATATCGCTCATCTGATCGTGCTCTGGAAAACGTTAACTATGGCTTAGCTTCTGCCAACTTGGTAAGCCAGCTAAAGATCCTTATCTTATCGGAGGAATACAAAGTCGTCAGATCCAACCTTGCTGAACTTTTCCGATTGCGTTCCATACGGACTTCGGACGAGAACTCTGTGTTAACTCTGGAGGCCCCCGAAAAGAGAGAGTCAGAGAGTTCGGGACCGATTTTCCGCACCGTCGGGCGCAACCTTGAAGGTTGCGTTCGAGAGACGGATATCTCTCTGCAAACAGAGAGCGCGGCGGTTTGGGCCGGCGGGACGCCAAAAGCGTTGGAAACCTTCGAAAAACTGAGTAGAAACGAAAAACGCCCGGCGGTCGATCTCTCGACGCCGAGCGTTAAGTCTTTTGGTCGCCAAAGTTAGAACTTTGACGAAAGCTCCCCGAGCGCAACCCTCTTCGTAACAATACTCTCTGCGCTCGAATTTCGTAAAGCCTTACCACGCAAGGACTTACGGAGTTCGAGACCCATTCGGTCTGTTTTCTCACGAAGAGGTACGAACATTGAGTTAACATGAACCTGAGTTTAATCGAGAATCACTTCCACATCAACAGGAAACAAAGTTCGTTACGCGATCCTCAGCTCAGCAAATCCGTGTTCGACACTCAGCGACTTTTTGCCATAATGCTCGGCCCGCAATCTCGCTCTGTCGTGTGAACTGTGCAAAAAGAGAGCCAGCGAACCCTCGCTTGCCTCACTTCAAAACAAGACAAGCGAAAACAGTTGCATGTCATTACTGAATCGCGAAAAGAGGAGTACCAAGCGAGCGACGAACTCGATGGATGTCTGATAGTCCGCTGAAAGTCAAGAAATCGAGTGAGAACCAACTCACAAAACCATGGACAGACCCCAATTGGTCGCACATGTGCACCGAGGTTAGTCCAAGCTCATTGATTGCACGAAATGGCCCACAGAGAAACTCGCGCCGCAACATCAGCTTGTCTAATAGCGCCGAATTCTCGAACGCATTTTTCTTGAATGTCCTACAGCGCTGGAGCGCGCAAACTCCCTCTCGGAACTAAAGGGACTCCAAACCATTCAAAAATTCGGGAAAGGTGTTCGCAATGAAATGGACATTGCGATAACCGGGTTTTTGTCCAATATCGTATTCGTTCTCGTGATCCCAAAAATAGACCACCCCCTCCTTTTCCCCCGCTATCCCAATGCAAACTAGATTTCCAAATGGATCACTTGCTATAGGAACCAACTCGACAGGAAGTCGATTCGCATCTTCCTTATACATAGAGAAGAATGTTTCAAAGTTACTATACTCGCCGTCATAAATTGACAGGAACCAGTTGACAACAGACTCACCTAGTCCACCTGACGGCAAACGGAACTTAAACTTGGGATTAGCGGGCCGTCCTCCGTTATGCGAAAGAAGAAAACTAATGTACTGAATGGGCAATTTAATATCCAATTTAGCCTCAACACGTCTTATTTCATCTATAGACAAATTGCGTTCGGAATCCGTGATCTCTACCATTAATCATACCCTCCTAACTTCGGGAAAAGTTCTCGCCATTTGGCAACTCCGCCACTGTGTCTAACTGCATTGTGAAGATCTTCAGGAACAAGCTCCAACCATCCTCCCTGTACAGCCCCTGATATCGAACCTTCTCTGAGAGACCGGTTTCGTAAGTGCAGCACGATCAATGACTAACTTTCGCAACGTGTACACCGCACTTCTGCTCGTCATCGCTGGCTCAACCCACAGGGAACTTGCGAGCCAAGTGACCTATCTCAAGGCGGAGAACCAAATCCTTCGCCGTCGGTTGCCCGATCGCATTATTCTATCTCAACGCGAGAAGAATCGTCTCATTCGATTTGTCAAAAATGTAGGATCGCTCGCCTTCAACGTACAAGACTGTCGAAACATGGATGATCCAGCAAGCGACAGCGTTTGTCGAGTCGACAAAGACGTTACGCCCGAAATGCAAGATCCTGTTGATCGACAACGACCATAAGTACTCCAAGCCGTTCTTGAATGCCCGCAAGAATAGAAGGATCAAAACCCAACGAACTTCGATCCGACCTCCCAATAGGGTCGCATTCGCCGAACGATTCGTGCAAACGATCAAGCAAGAATGTCTCGATCATTTCGTCGTCTTTGGCAGCAGACATAGGGATGTCCTCTGCCAAGAACTCAAAGTCCACTATCACGAAGAACGACCGCATCAGGGACTGGGGAATGAGCTTGTGTTTAGCGATTCGCTATCGAAGAAACGCTCTAAGTCCAACGCGAAACCATCAGAAACGGATGCGATTCCGATTTCTGAGATTCGCTGCCAAGAACGGTGCGGCGGATTACTCAAGAGCTACAGCCGCAAAGCGGCGTAACTCAAGACGTCGTTCAACTTGCATCTTGGGTTCACTTCAGGTCTCAGCGTACTGCTACGCGTAACGCGAACGTCCGTCCGCAACGATGCCTGTTGAACCAAAAAATGTTCCATTTGCAATTTGAAACCTGACTCAAACTACTCTTGCTCTCACTACTTTTCGTTCGCAAACAACACTTTTCTCAACGCGATCTAGTTTTTGCACAAGGGCGCCGTAGAACGAGAAATCAATAGCGCAAATCACTTCATGGTTTGCTGGATCTTCACTCTTGCTCAGAATTGTCAATCACCGCCACTATGCGGAAACCTGTTCCTGCATAGCGTGATGTCGAGGCATACGAGAACCGCTCATTGATTGAGGGTTTCGTAATAGTGGTCATAAAACTGCCACCACGAATTACCTGTCCGCCACTGTAAAATGGGCCGCGAGGGTCTGTGGCATCTTCCTCCAAATAAACTCCGTGGTAGTCCTCCATCATTTCCCATACATTGCCAAAACAATCATACATTCCCCAAGCATTGGGCTTTTTAATTGCGACAGGTTGGGTGGTTCCGCCTGCATTCTCCTTGTACCATGCAAATTCACCGTACATGCTAGGATCATCGCCCCAGTAGTACTTCGTTGTCGTACCGGCTCGGCAAGCACATTCCCATTCGAATTCTCGCGGCAACCGATAGCGTTTCCGAGCCTTTTTCTCTTCAGGCAGATGGGTTAACTCCCAACAGAACTTTCTTGCGTCTCGGTGCGATACATTGACAACAGGATGATTTACGTATTCTTCTTCGCTTCTCCCTGCAGGAATGGGGCTCGGATTCTTTCCCATGATCGCTTTGTACTGCCCCTGAGTGACTTCGGTTGTTCCGATGTAAAAATCGTATGTCAAGGTTATCTTTGCCCCGCGCATGTTAATGAAGCTCCCGCGAGGTACGTGTATCATTTGAATTCCAGCTGAATTCGTGAGAATTTCAGGTTGCTGACCCATAATCTCTACTGCTCCCAAGACAAGCCAAAGACACATGCAGACGAAGGTACAACTGAAATTCGTCGCCAAGCCAACCTGCATAACTACAAATCTCGACTGCAGCATTGGTTTTGACTCCGCTTGCAAAAATACGAACTTACCCGCAGCCATTTAGTTGGGTTATGACAAACATTGCCACACAAACGACTTAAGGTCGCAAATTACGAAACCTCTAATAACACGCGAAATCCGGTGTCATGAAATCGATACCATTCTGGGCTCGAAATCTTGGCAGCTGACCGACAACCTGTCCAATGAGCCAACCAACCCCCTCCTTTTGCAATTCGCTGCTCCCCAGTACTTGGCCCCCTCGGATCAACAGCCTTTTCAGCCGATCTTTCTCCATAATAGTCAGACACGAATTCGCAAACATTTCCGTGCATGTCAAAGAGTCCCCAGGCGTTTGGTTTCCTGGAGGCCACGGGGAGAGGGGCGGAGTCCATTTCCTCCCCACACCAACAATAGTCAAAGTATTCAGTATGATCCGGAAAAGAAAACATTGTCGTTGTACCGGCGCGGCATGCGTACTCCCATTCCGCTTCCGTAGGCAATCGATAAGTTCGCTTTTGTTCCTTTTCCAATAGTAACTCGCCCAGTTCTTTACAAAATCGCATCGCTTCATCCCACTTGAGCATCTCCACCGGATATTTCGACGAGTCCCCTTTCACGAGCTTCGCCTGAAAATGAGAAGGATTGTATCCCATGACTTTCTGAAATTGCGCTTGCGTAACTGCTGTTACACCCAAGTAGAATCCCTTAGTGATTGTTACGAGATGGAGAAATTCATCACTGCTTCTACCTGGCTCATCCTCGGGAGAGCCCATCCAGAAATTTCCAGGCGGAATATATCGAAACTTCATTTCGATACTGTTGACCAATTCTTGTTTCTCCATGAGCACTTCCCCAATCATTCAGCAAACAAACTAAACATGAAACGGTTCCAAGCGTTCGATCAACTGAAGGTGGGCTTTTCGACAAAACGCAAGCCAAAAACTCTAATCTACAAAAGGCCGGTATGCCTTGACCCAATCACATTTACCTTAACTCAAAACGAGGAGCTACACGACCTCCCCGTACAGACCCTGATATCGAACCTTCTCTGAGAGGTCGGTTTCATAAGTGGAGCAAGATCAATGGCTTATGGAGTTCGAGACCGATTCGGTCGACCTGCCTCCGTTTGCCTCGTTACGGAAAATCTGCTTAACAGTCAGGACTTTCGCTGCGCGCGTTTTTAGTCATTTCAGCTTTCCGCGACTTGCACATAAGTTCTTGTTGCAACAGCCGTTAACCGCTTTCGGGTTACATCGCTGCCCCGCATCGGTCTCGAACGCATGCGACATAC